GGCAGAATTATTCGATTTAAATGCTATTGATTTTAAAAAATGTGATTTAGCATCAAATGATAATATCTTTAGGGCAGTTTTAACCGACTTACAAAATGGAATATATGATACCAAAGTTCTATCAAGAAAACACAAGCTCGGTGAATCAACAATACGTAATTACATTAATACTGCAATAGAAAGTAATATTATATCACAAAAGGCTGTAAATCAGTATCGTTTTGAATCACGAAAAAAGAAAATCAGTGATAGCAAAAATCAAAAGGTTTTATGTATAGAAACAAATGAAATATTTGACTCATATAAAGATGCAAACAAAAAATATCGTGCTGCTTTGAGTCAATATTTTAATAAAAATGGAAAATCATCTGGAAAATTATCAGATGGAACAAAATTAACATGGAAAAAGTTAAACGAAGACATTGCATAATGCAGTGTCTTTTTTATTGTAAAAAAATTTTAATTAAGGAGGATTTTTAATTATGGCTAGTACTTTTAGTAATTTCGTAGCTGATAAGCACGGTGTAGCCGAATCAACACTCTTAAAGGCTACAAAAGTTGGTCATCACTACAACTTAGTAAATGAGTCTAAGGATATTGACAATGGTTCTGTTGCTGTAATTGGTGACAGAAAGAAAGCAGATGTGTTTGAAGCAAAAGTTCCTGCAAAGGGAGACAAAATTGTTCTCATTTTAACTGCTCCAAAGATTTATGAGGAATATACAACAAAGATGCAGGAGGAATCTAACTTCTACAATGGTAAGGGTGAAGTTATGAGAGCTTACGAGATTCAGGACACTGATAGATTCACACTTTCTACAGAAGCTTTCAATTCTGATGCAGAATTAGCTGTTGGAAAATATGTATTCGTAGATGGTACGGACTTCAAACTTACAACTGGCGAGAAGCCAGCTATGACTGAGTATGGTTTTGTAGGACATATCTACGAGGTTGCTGCAAATGGAAATTATCGTATTTGGGTAGATAAGAATGCCCAGGTATATGCGTAATTCGGTAGAAAGGAGGATTAATATACTATGCAGAGATTAAGATTTAATGAAATGAGCGATGTAATCGTTGAAAAGTTTGATGAGACAAAATATAAGAACTTCTCTCGTCTGTGTGTTGACACAGCAAAAGGTACTGTAAAACAGTATTCTATCGAAGAAGCAAATGATAAGATTCGTAAGACAATTATCGAGATGGCAGGTCTTTCTGAGTCCCCTACTCCTAATGAGGTAAGAAAGGCATTTAAGAAGCAGTCTGTAAGAGAAGCTGTTTTTGAGGTTATTGAGGAGACTGTTGAAGATACTCTTGTATCTGGTTGGACAAGTTCACCTGTATTCCAGAAGTATGTAGAGGTTAAGACTCTTGCTCTTGGACAGACAAATAAGTTCTATACAAAAGATCCTTGCATTATCACTGTTGCTGAGATCGCTGATGGTCATCACAGCATTGAGAGACAGAGACTTGGTACTGGTAAGGAATTCGGTGTAACCGTTAAGTCTTATGGTGCAAAGGTTTACATGGAAATGTCAAGATTCCTTCAGGGCGTTGAGGATTGGAGTGAGTTAATCAATAAGATTGCAGAAGCTTTCACAAGATTAATCAATACTCTTCTTCATGAAGCTGTTATGAGTGCCGGTACTTCTCTTCCTGTTCCTGCTAAGTGGAATATCCGTGGTGAGTTAAATGCAGCTAACCATGATAAGTTTGTAAAGCTTATTTCTGATGTTCAGCTTGCTACAGGTGGTGTTGCTACTATCGTTGGTACAAAGGTTGCTCTCGCAGGATTAAAGAATCTTGGAGATATTCAGTGGGTTTCTGAAGCCGCAAAGAACGATGTTTATAACACTGGTAGAATTGGTACATTTGAGGGTACTCAGATTATCGAGCTTCCACAGGCATTTAAGGAGAATGACGTAGAGCATTACCTTGAAGACGATACAAAGCTTCTTATTCTCCCATCTAACATCGACAAGTTTGTTAAGATGTACTATGAGGGAATGGATGAGACTAAGGAAGTATCTGAGTCTGGTGATAATGCCGATGATACAAAAGAGTACGAGTTCAAGTCTCGTTTTGGTATCAAGACTATGACTAACACAAGATTTGGTACTTGGACAATCGGTGCGTAATCCATAGAAATATTGGGACTGTATATCTAAATGATATGCAGTCCTTTTTGAATTGAGTGAAAGGAGAAAATATAAATGGCTTATCAGAAGAAAGCTACAACTACTTCTGCCGCAAAAACAAAGGCAGAAGATGCAAAGGTTGAAAAAGACACAGTAAAGGAAACAGTTGCAGAGGTTAAGAAACCTAAGAAGTATGAACCAGATGATTTAATTCCATGCCGTTCTATGTATGCAGGTACTCTTCTATTTACTGGTGATAAGACAAAGATTACATATGAGTTTAGTAACATGGGTGATTTCAGATATATTGAGTATCAGGACTTACTCTCAGCTTTACTTGTTCGTAAGAAGTCTTTATTTGCACCTTATATCATTATTGAGGATGAGGAGCTGCTTGAAAATGTACATTGGCAGGAAGTTAAAAAAGTATATGATGGTTTATATGATAGAGAGGATTTAATAAATCTTATCAATCTTCCTACTATGCGTTTTAGTGAAGAGTTTAGAAAACTTCCATCTGGTTTCAAAAATACAATCGCAACAATGGTTTCTGAAATGATTTCAGAAGGAACTTTTGATAGTATGAATAAAATCAAGATTATTGATGAGGAATGCGGTACTGATTTGAAGTTGCTTGCTGAGTAATATATTGGAGGTGTTATATGAATATCTCCTACGAAAAAGTATTTGGCAGATACTTTGGATTAATTGATGATGTCAAAGAATTGTCTTTAGAAGAGTCTGATTTGTATGAAATATTAGCAGGGCGATTACACTCTGCTATCTCTAGTCCATTTATTCGTAGATTATTTTCCACATTAAAACTTGATGACGAAATTCAGCAACTTGAATTTGAATTAACAACTTCTGTTGATGAGTATTCTGATGAAGAATTTGTTATTGAATTATTTAGCAAAGGTATGGCTATCAAATGGCTTGAACCAAAAGTTAAATCATTGGAAAATACTATAAGATTTTTCGGTGGAAAAGAAGAAAAAAAATTGAAGGATGATTTTTCACTGAATAAGGCATTGCTGAAAGAAATGAAGATTGAACAGCAGAAACTTATTCGTGATTATGGTTTTGCTTTTAAACCATATTCGTCAACGGAGTCCTAATATGCAATACATATATGGTGACTTTACAGACAAGCAAATCAATGAAGCAGTTCGTACAATGCATGGTGACATTCACAAACTACTGCTCTATAAAGACAAGACAATTGAAGAGAAAATATTTGAAGATGACGAAGCATTTCTCGTCTTCTTTGAGAATGTTATGTTTAAATTAGGTGGCACAAAAACCTTATTTAATGATAACGGACTTATGGTAACTCTTATGGCAACCTTACAAGGTGCTATGGATAATTTTAAGAGCGACCATTTTAGTTACAAAAAATTCCGTAGGGCAATCTTAGATTCTCACGGATATATTAAGCAGATGTTTGAGGAGGTGGATTGCGATGCCAAGTCTACAGACAGCTAGGCGTATCGCAAACGCCAAGAACAACGGTGCTAAAACGATTGGTCAGATTTATAAGGAAGAATCTGATTGGGCGATGGAACAGACATTTGAAAACGACATCGCTACAAAGACTTGTTATATCTACGATCATTTTCATGACGACTTCTTTACAGATGAACATGGAATTACACGTTCTCTTGCTGAAGGTATGACTTATGAAAATACCAATAAGACAAAGATTGACGCAAAGTTTATTGTCAAATCTTATCAGTCAATGGACAAAGATCAAGTAGAATACTATCTTATGTTTCGTCCAAGTCAGCCTGTAAGATTCAATGAAGGTGATGACCTTTATTATTATGAGACTGATTTTAGGAAACGCTATGGAGCGACATTTCCGATAGGGCTTTTCGTGGACGTTCCAGATGATAGAGGAGTTTATCATAAATGGATTATTTGCCGTGATGAACCAGCTAATCAGTTTCCTAAGTATCTGATTTTGCCAGTAAATTACGAACTTACATGGATTGAGAAATCTAATGATAAGCGTATCAAGAGACGTATGTGGTGTTGTTTAAGGCAGCAAAGCTCCTACACGATTGGAACTTACACAGACCGATATTTTACACATACAGATAATCAGGATAAGATATGGTTGCCAATGAACTCTATTACAGAGAAGTTTTGGTACACTTCTGAAGATTCTAAAAATATGCGAGTTGTAGTAAGTGCTTTGACAGAACATCCTACAGTATGGACAGTGACCAAGGTTGAAAATTCAATGCCATTTGGTATTCAAAAGCTTACTATATATACAGCATTTTGGAACGAGCATACTGATTATGTTAATCTTGAAACAGGCGAAATGTATGCGAACTATTTCGATTCAGAAATCGCCCCAACCGATCCATCCACACCAACTCCTACCCCATCTTCTATCACGGCAAAGATTTCCGCATCCACTTCAACTATTAAAGTTGGTGGCAGCTATAAAAATCTTACAGTAAATCTATTCAATGATTCCAATGAAGATATTACAACTAAATATGCTGATGCTACTATTTCATGGTCTTGTAGTATAGATAACGAAGATTGGACTGATAAAGTAACTTGGCGAGATAGTACAGAGTTTAACCAAAAGAAATTGAAGTTTCCAAATGATGCTGCTGTTATCGGCAAAATTTTGACAGTTAAATGTACTATCGAAAAAGATGACGCAACAATTGAATCTGAATCTATTTCATTAGAGCTTACAGAGTAAGGAGGTGTTATATGGAAAGGTTAGAAACTAAAAAAGATTTATTATCAAAACTTCGTGCATATAGCAAGAATCCTGATGATGAGAATATTCAATACAAAAAGAAAATTGAGAAAGCTTTATTGTTAAATCCTTGTCTATTATATGCTCTAAATGAAAAAGATTTAGAATCGGAGTTATTTGATAAGAATGGCAATATTAATTGGGAATTGAATGAGGATACAAATGAATATGAACCTCTAGGTGAATGGGATAGATATTTTGGCAGTGGTTCAAATATCCGTCCTTATTTATTTATTCCTGATACTCAGACAGAAGTAAAACATTATATTTGTTACCAGGTAGCATTTGATGAAACTCCTCGTTATCAAGACACATTAAAATATACAAATATTACATTCACAATATTTGTTCATGGTAACGATAGGGATGATAAACTTACGGGTATTCCACGACATGATTTGATTGCCTCTATTATAAGGGAGCGATTCAACTGGTCTAATATCTTTGGTATGCAGACACATCTTATTTCGTCTAAAGAATCCACAACAGATAATAATTATCTTGTTCGTACTCTTGTATTCCAAGTAGTTGACACTAACGGTATTTACAAAACAATAGATGGAAAAACTTCAATCACAAATTATGGAGTTAGGCGGTGATTGAGTGGATGTATTAGAAACACTGGATAATCTGCAAAATGCTGCTGAAAAAGACTCAGAAAAAAAACAATCTCAGAATAATAAACCAGAATATCACTTTGACAAACTCAAAATGTATTTTGGCGAGGATTATGAGATAAATGGTATTACTATTTCTATTCCAACTATCGGGGATATTTTGAATATTGGAGAACAGAGATTTTATCAATCATTGTCTCCGTTCTTAAATAATCCAACATCTGTAAGAGTTATGCTTTATGATGCATTTAAAAAGGATTGGAATAAGACAAAAGATATAGAAGTATTTTATATTTTGTATCAAATTTTACAAGACAAAGAACCATTAAGATTGATTTTTAAAGACTTTTCTTTTGATGGATTTGAATTAACTTCAGCAAAGAAAAACATTGATGATACTGAATTTAATCATTTGGCATTATTTAATGGAGAGAAAAACGTAATCATTTACGATGATGATTATCTTGAGATTGCCGAGTTTATTCGAGCGATGATGAATATACATCCAAAGACAGAAAAAGCAAAAGGTAAAACAACAAAACATTGGATGCTTCAAGAAGATAGGATGAAAGCACAACAAAACAATGACAAAAAAGATTCTTCCACTCTTTTGCCACTTGTGTCTGCTTGTATAAATCATCCTGGTTTTAAATACAAATTGGAAGACTTAAAACAAGTAAATATATGTCAATTTATGGATTCTGTGCAAAGAATACAAAAGTATGAACAAGGCATAGCTGCTTTACATGGAATTTATGGTGGTATGGTTTCAGCAAAAGACATACCAAACGACTTAATCAATTTTATGGGCGATTTATAATCGCTCATTTTTATTGCATAAAAACAATTTTTAAAGGAGGAAAATAATTATGGCATTTAAATTAGGTGACGTAATCGTTGATAGACTTCAGTTTGGTTACGGTGCAAAATCTAACGGTACACCACTGTACGCTTTAACTCAGCTTACAGAAGCAAATATTGATATTACCGCTGATTCTACTGATATCAATGATAAGGATGGAAATCTTGTATATAGAAAATATACGGGTAAGAAAGGTGAAGTAACTGCAACTAATGCATTCCTTAACCTTGCTGTTGTTGAAGCTATTTCAGCTACAGATGCAGAAATTGCAACTGAAGACAAGGGTATTGTTATGCCAATGATTCAGATTGTAAAGGCAGGTGAGACTCTTGATATTACAGGATATGTTGACGGTTCTGTAGTTGTAAATTCTCTGTCTCCAAAAGGTTCTATGGGTAAGGAAGTATACACAAAGGGATCTTCTGCTACTGCAACAGAGTTTAATATTAAACATACAGATGCTTCTGGAACTCCAGGAGAACCAGGTTCTGTAGCCGCAAGTGACGTATTGGAGCCTCCAACAGCAGATGGTGAGACACAGTACATCGTTAAATATAAGAAGACAATTCATAGCGGCGCTAAGATTACTAACTCTGGTAAGAAATTCCCGAAAGCTCATGAATTGTTCTTCAAGGCATTAGTTGTTGATAAATGTGATACAGAGACTCTTAGAGCTGCTATTATTCACATTCCATCATTTATGCCAAGTCCAGAGTTCACTCTTGCCCTTCAGGGTGGTGATTCTCAGACAATGGATTACAAGGGAGCTATGATGCTTAATGCTTGTTCTACTGACTCTGAGCTTTTCTCTATCTACTACATTGACGAGGAAGAGGAAGATATCTAATTAAGATTATTTGGGCAGTTTAACTACTGCCCTTTCTTATAAGGAGGATCAATGGCTAAAAAAGATTTAAGAATGTGTTGTGTTTGTCATGGCAAATTTTCTTATTGTCCAGTCTGTGACCCAGAAGATGTGAACAAACCAACTTGGTATTTCGCATATTGTTCCGAAAATTGTAAGGACATTTATAATGTAACTTCTGCATATGAAGATGGACGAATGACAGATATTGAAGCAAAAGAAAAATTATCTAAGTTGGATTTGTCAAGAAAAAATAACTTTGGTGAAAGTTATCAGAAATCTATTGCTTCTATTATGAAAATAAAAACACAACTGAAGAAAACAGTAAATAAGAAAGAAAATAAAGTATATGAAGAATTTACTAAAAATGGTATTGTTACAAAAGTCGAAGAAAAAGACTGATGGTAATGTTGAATAGTGATTTTGAAAAATATTAATAGGGAACATAATTACTATTCAATGGTTTTATGTTCCCTATTTTTTACGTTATACGAGGAATAAAAGGATGATTATTAAAAGTAATTTACATGGAAGAGATTATAGTGAAAAAGAAGTCGTTCGGATATACAACAGAGATCAGCAAACTTTTTATGTTAATTCTGGCGTTTATCCGATAGATTTATATCCAAGCTATAATCCTAAGAATGACAGAAAAATTATTGTAATGATTTTTCTTAGAAGTGACACAATTGAGGTATATAAGAAATGGTGTAATTATGAGTCAAATTAAGGAGGATTAATATACATGTATCTTGATAATGCTTCGACTACTCCTTTAACACAAGAAGTTAAGGATTATATTATATCTCTATTAGATACATATCAGAATCCATCTTCTATGTATCAGTCAGGTGTAAATGTAAAACAGATTATATCTACTGCTAGAAATAGCATAGCGAAATTTATCAATGCTAATCCAGAAGATATTATCTTTACAAGTGGTGGTTCAGCATCAAACTTAGCTGTAAAAGGTTATTACGAAAAAAACAATTGTATTATTTTATATCAACCAACATGTCATAAATCAATTCTTAAATGCGTGGAACATATTAAAAAGGCATATCCATTAAAAGTAAATTCACAAGGATTTATTGATATACAAGATTTGAAAGGATTGTTAAATGCTCGTGAAAAATATCTAGTTGTAATTGAGTATGCTAATTCAGAGATTGGTACAATTCAAAATGTAAAAGAAATTATAGATTTATGTCATTTTTACAATGCAAAAGTTTACGTAGATTGTACAGGTTCAATTAGTCAAATTCCTATAGATGTTAAAAAATTAGATGCTGATATGATAGGATTTAGTGGACATAAAATCCATGCTTTAAAAGGTATTGGAGTTTTATATAAGAAATCAGATATACAATTAGAACCTCTTATATATGGAATACAAAATAATGGATTGTTTGCAGGAACTGAGAATGTTCTCGGAATTGCATCTATTGGAAAAGCAGTTGAAAAATATAACTACTCTTCTATCTCATCTAAAAATAGAGATTATATCTATGAATATATCTTAAAAAATATCCCAGATAGCTATCTAGTTGGTGCAGATTTAAAACACAGATTATCACATAAT